TACTAATGTTGAAAATGATAGTAACGTATTCATTTATTTTATGGATAAGGATTTAACTTACGATGACGATTTTGCAATAACTGCAGGAATGGGTCAAGATACTGCTAACACATCTTCATGCAAAAGAAATGTTTATTGTTATGGTAATGACCATACTACAGTTTCTTATAGACCTTATTTAGAAGTAACAACAGGAGCTGCTCCTGCAGCACCAACTAATAACGCAACATTTTTTGGAGCTAATTTTTAGGATTGCTAAACCAAAACCGACTGGTTGGTATGTAAAAAACGTAAGTCGCTATATTTAAGTAACTTACAGCTATAAAATAACTATTGCTTTTTAAAATAAAAGTATATAATATATAAACATAAATTTAACAAAGGAACAATTATGGATTATAAAAAAAAGATAGATGATTTTACAAAGCAATTAAAACAAATTGAAAACGCTTACATTAAATGTCAAGCAATTATAGAGTTTTTAACTGTTGAAAAAGAAACAGAAGAAAAAACTAAAGCTAAGAAAACTAAATAGCTTGTTTTAATACAATAGTATGTGTAAATTATAGTTATGAAAACTGAGGAGATATATATATAATGGCAATTCTTGCAACATTAGGTGCAATGGCACCTACTATTCTTGGAGGATTACTTGGAGCAAGTACTCCTGGGTCAGAAGAAATAGATGAAAATAAAATAGCTGCAAGTCAACAAAGAACTCAAGGTTTGATTGATGAGAATCTAGGCTTATCTAGGCAGTTAAGAGACCCTCAATCTGCTATTAATATGCAAATGAGAAATCTTTTAAATCAAAATGCAATGAATCAAGGCTCTCAAATAAGTAATCAAATGCAAAAATTAGGAAGTATGACAAATATGTCTCCAGGACAAATAGCAATGCAGCAAAGAATGGGAATGAACTCTGCTATGGGTGGAGTTAATCAAAACTTTTTAAACGCTTTGCAAAAAAGGTTTAGTCAAGGCACTGGAATAATGGGTCAAATGACAGGATTGCAACAAGGATTAGATGAAAATATGGGTAACGCTTATTTATCTAATTTGAATATGAGAAATCAAGACTCTCAAAATGCATTTAGTGGCTTACTTCAAGGAGGAATGGCTGGTTTTAAAATTGGAGAAAGCGATGCTTTTTCAGATATTTTTAGTAATTTATTTAAAGGAGAGGGTAAATAATGGCACTTAATTTTAATCAAATGGGAAGCATGGCTGGTGGAAATAGCGTAGGAAGCGTATTATCATCTGTAGCTGCAGGTCTTCCTAGTAGAGGCGAAAAGCTTTCTATGGATGTTCAAAATTCTATAAATACAAATTTAAAAAGCCTTGTTGATTTATCCAATACAGATATAGATAGTTTTAAAGATGCAGATTTTAACGTAAAAAGCGCATTTCAAGCTTGGAATGATTTGTCTAGTGGTTGGGGTAAAAGAGAAAGAATAGCTGCTCAAAGAGCAGGTATAAATCCTCTAAGCTTTAAAAAGCAGTATGATGATTACCAAGCAATGATGATAAGAGAAATTGAAAATAACATTAAAAGTAATCAAAATATGACTAAATCTTCTGATAGCGATATGAGGTCTAAGTTTAGTAATATGCCAAACTTAGCTAATTATTTAAATAACAATAGTGTTGACCCTTTAATTACAAGTATGATGACTCCTAAACGTACTGCATTAGACCAGCTTTCAGATTTTGGTGGTATGTTAATGCCTAAAGCAGATGATACCTTAGGAGAGTTAGCAACAAGTGTTCCTGGTATGCTAGCAGGATATGGTTTAGGAAAAGGGGCATATAATAAATTTAAAACAGGTTCATTTTTTGGAGGCGGAGCAGCATCTGGTAGTGCTGGAGCAGGAACTGGGGCAGGAGGAGCAGCTTCTCCTATTTTAGGTCCTGATGGTAACCCATTACCAAAATCTTCTAAATCAAAACTTAGAAAAGGAGCTGCAAATTTACTTTCTAAAGCTAAAGGCAAAGCGCCATCTATGAAATCAGCTTCATCTTTATTAACTAAATATTTAGGAAAATCTCGTGGACTAGCAATGTTGGCTAGATTTGGCCCATATGGAGCACTTGCTGCTCTTATAGGAGGAGCAGGTTTAGCATTATATAGTAATAGAGATAATTATCAATCTGCTCAAGATTCAAGAGTATCCAACACTTATGGTGGTGGACCAGTTGATACGTCTGGTGCAGCAGGTATAGAAGCAGCTAGAGCAAAATTAGCACCATATCTTAAGTAAAGGCCTAAATGGCTCAACCACAACAAGTAGCTGAACAACAACAACAGCAATTTGCCCCTACGTTTGATAAAAAACAAACGAGAGATTACATAAAGTTATATGGAAAATCTCCAAATAGATTCAATCCTCAATTATTAGATTCAATTAGACAACATGCTCAGTATCATAATGTACCTTTTTATGAAGGTGACTTTTCTATTATGGAAGCTATTAAACATGCAGGCTCTGGGTTTATAGAAGGTTTTACTACTTTAAATCTTTATAAAGAACAACCAGATAACCAATGGGAAGCTATAGCCAAGAACATAGGTCACTTAGTTGGATTTGCCCCAGGTATAGTAGCTAGTCCTCTTAATAAACTTGGTATACTAACAGAGTCAAGTAAATTACTTGGTATAGCTGCAGCAATACCTAAAAGAGGTATACCTTTAGCTATGGCTGAAGATTTAGTAAAACCTCAAGCAAAGAAAATTGTAAAAAGCGTTATGGGAAAAAATCTTTTTGCTAAAAATCAAGCGTTAAATACAGCTACTGATTTTCTAAAGACAAACCTAGCTAAAGATGTTATGAGCGGAGCTTTTACATTAGGTACTGCTAGTGCTATATCTACTTGGCAACATGGAACAGATGCTATGATGGATAGCTTTTTTCATGGAGCAATTGCAGGTGGTGGTTTTAAAGTTATTGGTAATAAGATAAAATTAAAAGATGAAACAGCTACTACATTTGCAAGAGCGTTATCTGGTTCTTTATTTTTAGGGTTACCTTCTACTATTAGAGGAGCTACAACTCCAGAACAAATATATGAATATTTATTAGGAGCTTACTTTGGCGGTAAAGAATTAAGCTGGGCTCAAACTAAAGCTAGAGAAATTCATTACAAAGAAAACATACCATTTGCTAGACAATCACAAAGCGGCAGATTAGATACAACTATGGACCCTACTTCTATGCCTTCTTGGAAAGGTTTGCCAAGAGAGGTTAAAAATGAACTTCTTATACTTGCAGAAAAAGAAACAGGATTAGCAAGAGGTCAAGACCCTAGGGAATTAGAATATGCTTTGAAAGAAGAGTTCTCAGAGTTTCAAGAAGCTTTAGATAAAAAAACAAATATTTCAAAAGGTACTAAAGATAACATAAAAAAAGAAATAAAAGAAGAAGTTAAAGAGCCTAAAATAGAAAATTTAAGTTATGCTGGTGTTGGTCAAGGCTCTAGAGAAGTTTTTAAAGCAAATATAGATGGAAAAATTCATTTTTTTTATAGAAGTTCTAGTGGAAGAGCAGGAGATTATAAAGGTAGGATAATGCCATTTGAAGGGTATGGAACTCATCCTACGCTTAAGCAAGATTGGATTATAAAAAGAATGGTAAAAAAAGTTGGAAGCTATGAAGAAGGTCTTTCTTTGTATCCTAAAAAAGTTGCCGAAGCTGCTAGGAAATTAGACAAAAAATTTCCAGAAGATAAAACTATAGCAAAAGGCGAATCGCCTACAAATCCATCCCCAAGAAAGCAATCACAGGTAGATGCTATGAAAGCTCTTGGATTTATAGGTGGTGGTAAAAAATTAAAACCAGGTGATTTTGGAGTTCATTCTAGATATGGAAAATTTAAACAATATAATGTTAATAAAGAATTAGGATTATCTAAAACAGGCGCTTCTTTAACTAAAAAGCAAACTATTAAATATTTAGATAATATGGTTTTAAAACCTGAAGTTAAAAAACCTGAAGTTAAAAAACCTATAGTTAGAAATAAAGACAAATTTATATTAACATCTGGTAGTAGAGGGTTTGACTCTATATTATCAGAAAAAGCAGCTGAAGAAGGCATTAATACCTTTCAAATAAAAATGCCTAATCAAAGAGGCGGTAAGGTTGGTAAAGGTGATGAAGTTATTATTACACCTAGAAACTTAGACAAACAAGACAAGTATGTTACTAGTGCTATTCAAGATTACAACAGAAGAGCAGAAATATCAAGAAAAGCTGGGGCAGATGTAAGAGACTTTGACGTAAATTCTCTTAGATATGGAACTACTGGAAATGCTTATAAAGCTTTAAGAAGAGATGCATATAGAATGAGATTAGCAGATTCTATAGTTATAGCTGATGCTAAGGTAAACAGCTCTTTAGATGGTCTAGCTTTATTACAAAAAATAAATGGTCAATTAGCTATAAATACAGGTAAACCATTATATGTTATAAATAAAGAATTAGGAACTCTTAAGTGGAATCCAGCTAAAGAAAATCCACTTACAAAAGAATTTGGAACATTTGAGATAATAGACACAATACCCGAATTAGGCGATAAAATAGCCTTTATAACGCCAAACAATGTAAACAATAAGGTAATGAGCATTGCGCATAATATGATTGAAAAACAGTCATTTGCAGCGAATAACAAAGGTCAGAACATTGAAACTATAAAAAAAGAAAATAACCTTGATATTGATTTGTCTAATTTTGAAACTGGTTCTACTGTTGAATTTCAACTTAATTCAGATTTAAAAAACAGAATTATATATGGCTTATTAAATGATGCAAAATTTGTTAAAGATTTTCCAGAGAATATTGCTAGACAAAACAAGTTAAATGAAATATCTGAAATTGCTAGTTCTATATCTGAACAGTATATTAATAAAAGTAAACAAGACTTAGAAATGAATGAGAAAGGAATATTTGAAACTCGTTCTACTGATTTTATAAATGAAATTCAAGCAAAGTCAAAATATAAAACTCTTCCAGAAGAATTAAAAGGAAGTCTACGTCAATGGCTTGTTGCTAAAAAATATGGAAACCCTATTAGTGAAATTAATACTGATGGACAAATTGGTTCTATTCAATTATCATCTGATTTAGGTAAGAAAGGTCAAAACGCTCCTGAAAGTCCATTAGAAAAAGAATTTAATAGATACGGTAAAAAAGGAGACGACCCTGTACATACTTACCTGCAAAGAATTGATGGCATAGAGCTTACTAGGTATGAAAGCACTATGGCAAATAGACTTATTTCCGAAGTTGATGGCTTAGGCAATCTTAAATACGAAACATATGAGGCTGCTTTTAAAGAAGCAAATTTACGTAAAAGAAAAGCAATTATTAATACTGTAAAGGAAATGAAAGAAAAACACGATATGCATATTTGGGGAGGAGAGGGTGATAAAGATAAAATAGTATTTGTTAAATATCATCCAGATTTAAAGAAAGTTAAAATACCTCAAGATGTAAAAACTAAATTATCTGAAGAAACTAGTAGAGATGCATTAAAGTCTTTATATGAAACAACATTTGCAGATGAAATAAAAGGAATGCAATCAAACATTGCCTATCATGCTGCTATAAATAATATACCTTTATCAGAAGCTAGTTTGTTTATTGGCAAAGATGGATACATTAATAATACTGTAAAGCTAAACAAAAGATTACCTGTTTTAATGAACACTGGTTGGAGAGGTGATAAAATGTTTATTAACAATACTAGAGAAGTAGGCAATCTTAAATTAAGCGAACAAGGTAATTATAAAGCTGTTATAGTTAGAGATTCTAATAAACTTGTTGAATTAGTAGGGGCTAAAAATGCTGAACTTTTACAATCTACTGACGGAGCTATATTAGGAGAAAACAAAACTATAAATGCTCAGCAAAGAGATAGAGGTGGAAACTATCAAGGACAAGAAAAATCTGTATTTTTTCAAGATGGTATTATAGCTAAATATATGTCTCATAAGGTTTTGCCTGATATGGCTAAAATGATGAGAGAGTTTAAAACAAACAATCCTAAGCTTAAAGATGGTATTAATTTTATAATATATGAAAGTTCTGCTAAGCAATTAGGTAAATATAAATCTGGTAATTATGAGATAAAAAATGGAAAATTAGAGTTAACAGAAGGCGCTGAAGTAATAGAAATAGACCCAGGTTCGTTTAGATATAATTATGGAGTATATGATTCTGTAAATAGTCTTGGAATAAAAAATGGTAAACATGTAGGTGTTCCTACTCCAAAACAATTAAACATAATGCCACATGAGCATATGTTAAAATCTGCTAATGCATCTGTTTTAAATAATTGGAAAAAAGATTTAGCCGAATCTGCTTTTAATGGACAAGAATCATCAAATAGAGAATTATCTAAAATTTTAAAAGAAAAAGCAACTATACCAGGTACTGAAGAAGCTTTTATAAGAGAACATTTTGATACTTTGGGAATAAGACAAATAGAAAAAGTATTAACTACTCCTGGAAACGAATCACTTGCTAATAAAATGATATTAGAAATGATAAATTCTTCAGCTAAATCTATTTCAAACCTTAGAATGGAAGCTGAATTAGGCAATTTAGAAGGACAAATGAATAACATTGCTGACTTTAGAACTGCTGCAGATAATATTATACAACATGCTGCTTCTTTAGGTGAAAATCAATTTCCTTTATATCACGGAAAATACACAAGAGGAGTTGTACAAGCTGCTATTAATAAATTTATAGCTGACAAAGTATTTAAACCTAAGTTAAAAAATTCATTAAAAGGTAGAATGAGACCTTATGACAAAGCTTTACAAGAAAAGTTTCCTCAGCTTAATGATGATAAATTATCTATGAAAATGCACGGGGTTCCTTCTCATGAATTATTAGTTTTAGGCAATTTATATAAAAAATTACCATTTTATGACTCTGTTAAAAGAAAAGAATCAACATTAGAAGATACATTAAAAGCATCTGAAATAGAAAAAAATCCAGTTAATAAAGCTAAATACGCAGAATTGCTAACAGGACTAACAGTTAGAGTTCCTCAAGATGCAGCATCTGGTGCTCAAGCGTTAAAATTGATAGGATTTAGCGGTATAAATGATTATGGTACACTTTTACATGGAAGAGCCATGGAAATGCTAGGAGGTGCTGATTTAGACGCTGATTCTGATTTTGTATTTTTTGGAGGTAGACATTCAGATGGAGCTGGTCAAGGTCTTAGACCTGAACATATAAAAATGTATAAAAGACAATCTGAAGAATTTATACATCCAGAAACAGGTAAATTTGTAGACGTTAAAGATATGTTTAAAAAAGATATAGTTTTAGATGTAGAAAAAATGATACAACAAGAAGCAGTAAAACCAGAAAATTCAAACTTAAATGAAGTTAAATTAAAAGATAGAATACAATTTTTATTCGATATGTCACAAAATGAAGCTAATTTAAATCCTTATATGCAATTTTCGCCATCAATTAGAGGTATGGTTGGTCAAAAAACTGCTGATTCTAGGCAGCTTATGCCTTCTGCTGTATCTTTGGTTCAAAATTCTAGAATAGCTTGGAGCTCAGTAGTTGGAAGCGGTGGTCAAGATGTTATGGAAACTGGTACTATGACTCACAAAAACGTAAACGGAAAACGTGTTAAATTGCCAAACCCTATTGCATATAGAATATTTAGAGAAGCTAAATCAAGTGAAGTTGACAAAAGAAAACAAATATGGTTATCTTCTGCTCTTGTTAGATATACAGCTGACCCTGCAAACGTTCTTGGATTAATAGATTATAGTGGAATGCAAAAATTATTAAATGAAGCTTATTATAGTAAAAAGAAATTTGAAGTAATGGAATTAAATACAGGTAAAACTGGATTTGAAGAAGGTGTAGTTCCTGATGCTCCTTTTTATAATAAATTAACATTAGGTATGAAAAGAAAATACACTCCAAATGTGTCCAAAGAAAGTAGATACGATTTAATATCTAATTTAAATAGTGCTTTTTTTGGTTGGGATTATAAAAACAATAGAAGTTGGAGTTTTGATGAAGTCCAAGGATTATTAAAAAACTTAAAACGTATTCCAGAAGAAGGAAAAACATCCTTACTTCCTCATATTGCTAATATGTTAAAACCTGTAGACACTAGAGTTACAACATTTGACAGATTAGATAAGGCTAAATTTGATAAATTAATTAATACTCATAATAAAGTAGTTGGTAATTTAGGAAATCAAAATAGATGGAGAAAACTATTAGATGCTACTACTTTAAAACAACCTACTATACAAAAACAAATAAATTTTGTTTATGCAAATCAATTAAATAATAGATGGAAAAGAGAACAGCTTTCTGAAAAATCTCCTAAATCTATTATAAACATGTTTCGTAAAGCTAAAATAGAAGACTATTGGCATGGCATTAAAGAAAAAGATACTCAACCAGAAGTGCTTGCAAAATTAGAAAATTCTTTGCGTACAGCTGAAGAATATCTTGACAATTCTGTAACAGAAAGTACTTCTTTAAATGTTATACTTAAACAATATCAAAAATCTGTTAAAAACAATAAAAAAATACAAGCAGATGAAATGAGAAAAATACAAGATTTTACTGAATTTCTTAAAAATAATGATAGAAAAAAACAAAAACAAAGAAGCAGTGAAGAACCTATACATTTAACAGTAGATGAAAGTAATTTAACATATGGAAAATCAGAAGTTCCAGAAATTAATCAATTGATGTCTGCAATACAAAAAAGTAAACCTTCTAGTGTAAAAGCAAAACAATTAGATAAAACTAAAGGGACAGCTGTATTAGACCAAATTCAAACAGATATGTTAATAAGACAATTTAAAGAGTCTTTATCTTCAGATTACGCTAAAGATATGTTTGATTTTTATATGTTAGGTTCATTAAGAAGTAAACGTACTAATGAAAAACAACAAAAGTTTTTTAGATTACCTAAAAAAGATAGTTTAAAACAGCCAGGACTAAAAGCTTTATACAAACAAGGCGCTAGAGCAAATACTACATTAACTGCTTTTAACTCTAAAGAAATAGCTAGTAAAAATTTAATAGAATTTCTTAAAGAACAAGGAAGATTGTATACAAACCCTACTACAACAACGACAAATAAAAATATACCTCCTAAAGTAAAGAATCATGTTAAAAAGTACAAAGAAAGCAAAGTACTTAAGTCAATGGATTTTAACGAAAAAATAAAAGAAATAAAATTGTCTAATGCGGTTTCAGATATAAAAGAAAATTTAAAAGATTTAAGAAAAGGCAATGTGAATCAAGAACAAAGAGAAGTAGTATCTGAGCTTGCAAATCTAATAAAAAACGATTCTAGTTTTGATATGAATAAATTTGACAAAACAATAGAAATGCTTTATTCTTATATAGACCCTATGGACCCTGTAATGAAACCTATTTCTCAGTTAAATTTAAAAGATTATAAAAACATAATAGCTACTTATAAACAATTGAAAGAAGGAAGTATGCACAAGCGTTGGGAGAAAAAACTTCCTTTATTAAAAAGATTATCTTTAAAAGCAAGAAATCAAATGCAATTTCCTTTAATGGTAAGTAATGAACAATTATCAGAAGCTGTAGTAAAAGTTCATAAAAAGAAATATCAAAAATCTTGGGATAAAGGAGAACCAAAAGAAGTAGATGTTTTATATCCAACTTCTCATGGCGAAATAATGCAAGGTCAAATACATAGAGTTTCGAGTATGCAAGAAGCTCATTCTAATAGGCTAGTAAATGATTTGACTAAAAAAGTAAGATTTTTAAGCCAATTGCCAGGTAATGAAGGAATTGACCTTCATAATATAGCTTTAGCTACAAGAGAAAGTAGAGTAAACTATGAAACTCCTGAAATACAACAAATATATAAAGATAATCTTAAAAGAATTCAAGATGGTTTATCTTGGAATGTTTTAAAAAATAAAAAGTATGTTTTAGATTTAGGTGAAAAAACTAGGAAAACATACAATGGTAAAAAAATTGTTGAAATGGTAGAAAATATAATGGAAAATCATTATAATGGTATGGACCAACTTAATAGAGGAGTTTTCCAAACTATATCTAATGCAGAATATTCTAAAATACCTAAAAATGAAAAATATTTATGGGAAAAATCTGGTTCTAATAATTGGAAAAAACATCCTTTAGCAGAGTATACTCTTGGTTTTTATGATATGGACCCTGGGGGAGCAACTTATAAAACTCATAGAATATTAAATATAAACAGATTTATGACTGATTTGTCTAAAGCTTATTATAAAGGTCCTGACAAAGCATTAGAGTTTGCTATTCATGCAGGTGCTGATGGTATGAGACAACTAATGAATTCTATGGCTATTGAATTAATGCCTATTACTCAATATGTAAAAAGAGTTTACAATCCAAAGACTAAAAAAACTACTGAAAAAACTATTAGTATATCTAAGTATAAAGAATTAAAAGATAAAAAAGGTTGGTTACCTGATAAAGACGTTAATATAAAAAAATTAGAAAAAGTTATTGTTCCTTTAACAGGCAAAAGAAAAGGATACGTTCCTCATTATTGGCCTGACAACAGTGGAATGAAGGAAGCTTTAAATAAAGAATTAGCTGAAGTTTCTAAAAAATATAATGATTTACTTAAAAATGTAACAGCTGGAACAGTAAAAGGAAATAAAGAGTATGAAAACGGTCTTAATGATTATATTACTGAGTATAAATCATTAGTAAATAGATATAAATTTCAAACTGGAGATTATGAAATAGGTCAACAAGTTGATTTTCAAACTGCATTAGATGCAGCTATGTTTCCTGCTATGAAAGCTCAATTAGTTGCTTCAGAACAATCAAGATTAAATATTCAAAATTTACCTAGTATTACAAGTAGAGCTGGAAGTTCTAAAAAAAGAGAATACCATAAAACTAAATGGTTAATGGACCCAGCTATACATTCTATGTATATACAAAACACAACTAGAGACCTGTATGGTGGTTTGACAAATTTATTGACTAGGTGGACTTTAAACTCAATGAATAAAACTAATTATAAAAACATTGTAGAAAATCCTAAATGGTATAATAGTTCTACAAAAACAGCTAAAAAAGGTAAAGAAGCTGATTTTAACGAAGCTAAAGAAGTAGTTAAAAATTGGAATTATTTTTGGTCTGATTTTGTTAAACAAGCACAAGGTATGCCTACAGTAGTTTCTGAAGCTGCTTGGAATAACCCTGGTTTGCATCTTTCTACAACTCCAGCTGGTTGGTTTGCTGATAACATAGCAGCTAATAATGTTAATAAAATGGGAAAAGCATTAGGTTTAATTAAAGATGGTAAATTACCTAAAGAATTACAAGGGCTTGATAATTATGATGTTCAAAAGTTATCTAACATTGAGGCTAGATTTCAATTAGCTAGTTTAATGACTCATCCTAAAACTCCTATAAATAATGTGTTTGGTGGTAGTATGCATACTTGGCAATCTGTGGGAACTGATGCTATGAGAAAAGTATATAATTACGATTATTTGCAAACATTAAATCCTAAACTTAAAACAAAACAAGATGTTTTTAAATTTTTAGATGAACACGGTGTTCAATTAGAAATGGCTAAATCAGAATTAGGATTAGACAAAAGTATTCGTGCTCTTAAAAATCAAGATTTTGTTAATGAACTTGCTTCTAAAGCTACAGGTAACAAAGAAGTAACTAAAGAAGATTTGTCTTATTTAAAGAAAAAATACAAATTAACAGATAAAATAGTTGATATTGCTGGTAAATTTATGACTATTCCAGAAAGACATATAAGAAAAGATGCTTGGATGTCTCATTATATTAAAGCTTATGAAAGATTAGGTGGTGCAATTACAGACCCTAATAGCCCTATATTAATAGAAATAGCTAACAGGGGTGTAAAAGCTACTCAATTCTTGTATTCAGCTCCATTTAGACCTGGTTTTGCTCGTTCTGGTGTTGGTAAAGTAATGTCTCGTTTTCAATTATGGGCTTGGAATGCTGTAAGATTTAGAAATGATGTAAGAAAACAAGCTAAAAGATATGGTTATAAAGAGGGTAGTCCTGGAATGAATAAATTAAAAAGAATGATGACTGCTGATATTATGGTAATGGCTTTAGGTTCAGCATTTATGTATTCAATGTTTGAGCAAACTATACCAGCTCCTTATTCTTGGTTCCAAGATACAGCTGATTGGTTTTTTGGTGATGAAAAAACTAGAGAAAGAGCATTCTTTGGAACTTATCCTGGAGCATTAGCTCCGCTTCAAATGATAACTCCTCCTGTAGCAAGGTTTCCTATATCTATTGTAAGAGAACTTGCTGAAGATGATTATACTAAATTAGCTGATTATTATATGTGGACTATGTTTCCGTTTGGAAGAATGGGAAGAGATTTATTTCATCCTGAGCAAAACATATTTAAGAATCCAATGAGAATTCCTGAAAAAGTATTTGGCTTTCCAATGTCAGGAATAGCAAAAGAATCAAGCTCACAGCTCAATTCTGCTAGCCCTCCTACTCCTGGTAGTAGTTTTGATTTATTTTAATTATCTTTTATAGCTTTTTCTATAGCTACAAAAGGGTCATAAGTAAAATCATAATAACAATCCATATGAATAACAACTGATTCATCTTCATGAAAAGTACCGTCTTCACCTAAAAACCCTCTTGACGCTTTGTAAACAGGAGCACTATGTCCAATTAGCTCTCCACATTTTTTACATTTAATCATTTTTTATCTTTCTTAAGTATTCTACGTTTCTGCTTTGTTTGCTTTCATCTTCTACCATACCCCACAATAGACAAAGATAAACAATCGCATCTGTTATTCGACCTCTAACATCTTCTCTTTGAGATTTATGACCGTTAACATACGAACTTATTCCATCTATATGCTTTAAAAGATAGACCATTAAAACTTTCTCTCTACTACACTCTATGTGGTCAGCAACTCTTTCAAAGTTAGCAAAAGCATTACTTGTCTTTCTTGCGTACTCCTTTTGACCCGCTTCCCTCATTTCCTGAATCTGGTTGAATATCTTTTGTATCAGGTTTTCCATCTTTTTTCTTGTCATCTTCCATCTCCTTAGCTTTCTTTTCTAAGTATTTATTAAAATCTTCTAACTTACCTTCCATTCTAATATACATACCTATTACATTATCAAGATTAGAAACAACATTTGCAATCTCATTAACTCTGTTGTTAATGTTGACAACTACATTTGCTATTTCTTTTATTGTTGGCTTTTTCTTAAAGTTTGCCATCTAAACTCCTTTCTTTCATTTTCTTTCGGTAGTGTTTACTACCATAACATTCTCTGTAAACGCATTTCCTACACATAGGCTCTAGTATAGGCGGTTCCCAAGTATCCACAAATTGTGCATGTCTAAACCTGTAAACCGCCTGATTTTTATATGTGCCACAAACTGTGCACTTTTCTAGTTTATTCTCAGCCAGTAATTGAACAAGCCTCTGTTTCAATTTTTGCTTCTTTCTTTAGTTTGTTAGTGTATCTTTTCATAGCTCTATCAGCGCTTTTTTTCCATTCAGATATTTTATATGCTTGAAAAGTTATTGGTTCTGAATCTGTTCTTATTATTTGTATTTCTCTTTCTTTTTTGTCAAAATAAAACTTAATACCTTCTAAAAGTCTTATACACATCAATGTGTCTTTACCTACTACATCTTCTATTATTTTTGAGATTTTTTCATAGTCGCTTCTTTGCACAACTCTAACTCCCTTCTTAAAAAAGCAATCTCTTCGTTTGCTTTGTCTAATTGTACTTGGAGATGTCTACGTTTGTCATATTCTGTCTTCAATGTTATCTTCCTTTCCTATATTTCTTAGTTCAAATTCCTGATGATTCACAGGGAATCTACCAGTAGGTCCACCAGTTTTAAATACAGGGAATAAACCCCTGTTTCCGCACAAAAACAGAGGTTTATTTGATACCCATCTTCCTGGTTTTTCCTCGTTTAATACAGCTCCAGTATAATTCCTATTTCTTTTAAAAGATTCCATGAATCTCCTTAATAGGAATAAGTACTATTTCGCTTGTATCGTCATCTCCTCCTACCGTTAAAGTAGCTTTGCCTTCTTTGACAAGTTGTTTTACTCTTATTTTAAGTAATGCAACAGGAATTAATATAACGCCTTCTTTAACGCCTTTATATGATAGTATGTGCGCCCACCATTCAGCTTCTGTAACACTTAAACCGCTATATTTACCTCTGCTTCTTAACTCTATAACTATATTTCCAGTTCTCTTCCAGATGTCTCTTTCTGTTTTAACTTCTACTTTACCTAAAGACAATATATTAGCCAAGCTATACTCAGCTTCTTCTCCAAATTTTAAATCAATGTCAAACTTTGAAGTATATTCTTTCGTGAACTTTTCTTTTAGCCTTTCAGCCACTTGTTCCATTCTTGTAACCTCTTCTTTCTGTCTTTTGCTATTTGTTTAGTTTTTTCAGGGTCAACTTTTTTTTCCCCTTTTCTTAATTGATGTGTTTTAGTTCCCATTTTAGGAAACACACATTTACTTCTTTCCCACTTCATTATTCCTCCTTAGATAGCTTTATACAATTATTTTGTTTGTCTATTATTATTCTAATATTTTCATTTAATTTCCACTTCATTTTTTTCCATATATGAGGCGGAAGACTAACTTGATAACTGTTAGTAGTAGTCATAATATTTGATGTAGACCTTACAAACCCTTTGTAATTTTTATTATTATTATTTTTCATTATTCCTCCTTAATTTTTAAGGGATAAATATAATTGACATTACAAAGGCTTTCTAAACTATATGTTAAATAACCGTTATTGTAGCTGAACACCGCTACCGTGACATTTATCCCTTATTTTTAAAAATCTCTACTTGACATTTTTCTAAGAACATATTTTTTAAGTTCTATTTGTTGTCTGTCAAGCCATTTTAATAATCTTCTAAAGTTCCTATCTGTTAATGGACCTTTTCTAGTATTACATCTTCCGCATATCATCTGTAAATTAGGAGGAGTTGAATTACCACCCAAACTGAGAGGCATGATATGGTCACATACCATATTACTAACAACCAGTTTACTATGACAATAGCAACACTTTTTCCCATAAACTCTATATAAAAGTTCTCTAACCTCTTCAAGTGATATATTAAATTCGACCTCATATTCTTTACTCCTTCTTTTCAATGTTGACCTTAACGTAGATGATTTTTTCATTAATCTATGAAAAGTTCTTTTAGCAAAAGTTCCGTGATGTCTTTTTAACTTTTTACTAAATTTTTGTTCCCAGATAGTAAGCCTGTTAGGGGACTTTCGTCCCCTTTTTGGCTTGTAGTACCTCTTATTACTATGCTCTTCCAACTTCGCCATAAGTTTTTATCCTTACATCTTTTAATTTACCTAAACTTATTTTTATGTCAAATTTCCATAATCCAACAAACAAGTTTAATTCAGTTATATGAGCTCTTTTGCTCTTATAAATACCGAATCTTATTATAGTAAATAATATAAGGACAAATCTATCCTCTAGCCAAGCTATATTTATTAACCATCTCATTATACTCTCCTTAATCTAAACGATGGTGTCCATTCGACTTCAGTATCGAATAACTCTCCATCAGTGTTTTTAAATAACTTAACTGCTCTAGTAGCTGAATTTGATTGACCATTAAGACCAATCACTTTTCTAGACGCATTTTCTATTGCACCTGAACCTTTACCTGCATATAGGTCAAGCACTTCGTTTCGACTATATTCTCTGCTTACTTGAGATACTTGGATAACTATCATGTCATTATTTACTGCCATGCTAGACAGTCCGTGAGATATATATTTAATTTTTTCGTATTCACCTCTAACATTATGAGGCGTATCTACTAAATCAATATAATCTACGATTACTAATGAAGGTTCTAATTCTCTAACTTTTTCGCCTATTTTATCTAAAGTAGGTGAAACAGTTTGAACCATTAAGTGTGACATTTCATCTTCGTGTTTCTTATATAACTCTGCATAATTGTCGTTAGCTTCTTTTTTACTAACTCCTGACACTATTTGTAAGTGTCTTCTATGCATATACCAAGATGAAAGTTCTAAACTCAAGAATAATGTTGGTATTTGCCAATCTTTAACAATTCTATCATTAACAAAGTCTACACCAAGTGCTAAATTTTGAGCAAAAGTAGTCTTATTAGACCCTGTTGGTCCAAATATAGTTACTAATTCACCTGGATATATAACTGATTCTTTTTCTATTCCTAAAGCCCTACCTAGGTCTATAGTTTTACCGCTAAAATCAGTGTTTAATCTTTCGTGAAGCTCGCTTTGCATATCATTTGATGATTTGACATCTATCATATAGTCTTTTTTGTTAAAGAATATGCATTGTGTTTTACAATGTTCTACCATAACAGAATCTTGACAACCATACTTATAGTTTCTGTTATATACATTCTCTACCATTTCCATTATTTCTTTTTCTGGCATACTTTTGTTATTCCAATGAAGCATCATAACTTTAGCATAATGACTAGGAATGCCGTGTCTTTTAAAATGACTTACTATTCTTAGTGCTGTTATGTGTCTGTTTCCTTGCTTTGCTCCTTGATTTAACATTGATTGTACACAAGGTACTATTTTATTTGGTTCCGATATTTTATTAAATACTTGCACATCAGGAACTTCTTCTTTTACAGTATGCTCTAACTCTCCGTCACCTTGTAATCCTAAGTAATTATAATCTTTACGATTAACTTTAGCTAACTCCAGTATGTCAGCTGCATCTAGATTCATAACCTCATCTCTATACAAAGGTATTTTATATAGATTTGTTTTTTGGTTAATAGTATGCTGAACTCTGTAAATACCAGTTCGCATATATATGGATGAATCTAAATCAGGTATTAAACTTTTAAGTGTTTGTTTGACCATATAAGGCAAATCAACACCCGATTTAAAGTTAAATAACTTACCAGCTAAATCAATGTGATAACCAGAGCCAGAGAAGAAACATTGAAAACTATCTTCCGTAATGTCTGCATCCTCCAGCTCTAGAATAACACCTCTCAAGACATCTAAAGTTTTCTCATCTGAGTTACCACTCTTGTCAATATCAATAGGTATTTTATCAATATATCTAACTCCAAAGTAATTTTTTAATGTTCCATTATCTTCTACATACTTAAGTGCTTCATCATCATATAGATAAACACTTCTGTATAATGGATTTTCATTAATAAAATTACCAAGTTCGTTTTTATTGATTAAATATCCTCTATTGCCAGGAGTACCTTTAGCTATCTCGACATACATTATAGATTACCTAAAGCACTCTGGTCCATAGTTGGTTGACTTGCAGTATCACCTTCTACAAACTCTTTTAAATATCCTTTAGATTTCATCCATTGAACATCATCTTCTAACTTAGCTTTGTTCTCTGTAGCATTTTTGTATACTTTAGATAAAACTCTAGTATATGCTTTGCCACCTGGAACTTTAGGCTGTTCTTTGTAGAAATAACCTAAGTAATTTAAATCAGGTGTATCTGTTCCGTTACCAACAACAAAGTTATCATTAAGATATTTTTCTATATCTTTAATTTCTTCGCCATTAGCTGTTTCCCAACCACCATCTACGTTAATACCAGCATCACAACCTATTTGGTCAAAGAAATGATACAGTCTTGTTAAACCATTGCCACCTGTAATCTTTCCACCTACTTTGTCGAAAGAACCTTTAATAGCTAATGGTCTGTCAAAATCACTTCCTTTTTGTTTAACTGATACTTCAATAAACAAATCAGCCCAATCAAACTCACCTGACCTGTTTTTGAATTCTAGTATTCCAAATTCACATATACCTGTGAAATTAGAATAACTACCGCTTTTCATCTCTGGTTTAAATATCGCCATTATTTACTCTCCTTTTTGTATATATTATTCCATGTTAACTCTATCTCTTTGCCTCTCAAATGAGGACTTCTACTACCTGCTTCTAAGGCTTCATTAGCTTGAAATGATACCATTAACTTACCTTTTTCATCATCTCTGTAAACGTAACCTATAGCATCACAATCTGCCATTAACATGTTCTTTAACTTTCCTGTTAAATCCAAGCTTTCTGGCTCAACTATAGCTTTACTATCTACAACAGCTCTAGCCCATTTCCTATGTCCGATTATTATCACATGAGGAAATATCTCTTTTAGTATGTTTACTGTATTAAGAACTTTTTCTCTAACCATAGCAAAACCTTTGCCAAATGCTAAGTCTTGTACAGCTGATACTTGTTCTTCTTCACATACTGCTTTTTCTGCCCATACAGCTATTTTGTCTATAGTATCTATTGCAGCATACTTAAACTCGTGGCCTTCTTTAGCCTCTTTTAATAACTTTATTAGGTCTTCTCTATTATTTACTGTTTCTACATATCCATCTATCATATTTGCACCACCTTCTGTATCAATTATTAAACAATCATCTAATTGACTTAAAGCAGTAGTTTTACCTACTTTTGGTGCTCCATATAATAGCATTGTTTTTGGATTCTGAGAGACAGCTTTCCTTTTGACTTTTTTTAACGCCATTTTTATTCTCCTATTTTAAAGTGAAATGGACTGGCTCTTTAGATTATTTCAGCCAGCCCATTATATTACAACATTTATTTTATCTAACCAAGGTATTTTTATCTATACACATTGTTGGAAAATGAAATGATAAAAACTCCTCAAATGGTTGAACAGTAATCAACTTTCTTACAGCATTAGCAATAAAACTACCTGACATATTACTACAATAGCTTGTCGCCTTCATATTACAAGGTTCTTCGCTACCTTCATCATCGCTGTACCATATTTCTTTATACTTTGCCAATGTAGGCTTTAGTATAACATATTGTTGATAATGCTCAGCTCCCATTCGACCATCTATAAGAGCTAGTGGCATACTTTCACGCCACCCCATTATTGCTTTGACTGCTTGTAATCTAGATTTCATACTATCAAAACCTAGAATAATTATATCATTACTATTCATATAGATATAATTGTCAAACAATCTATTGTCACACATTACTTCAGCTGAATCATTAATATCTAATATTTTAGATTTTAACATATCAACTTTTGCATGACCTACATCATACAATGTATATTGTGAAACACCTATATTACCTGTATCAACTTTGTCATTATCATACAAACAGAAGTTTTCTGCACCCATTCTAACTAGTTGGGTAGCTGCGGCACTACCTATAGCACCGCAACCTAGTATATGATAATTAAATTCATTTAAGTTGTCTACAAGACCTCTTGAACGCATATTAATAGCCATACATACCTCCCCATTTATGCTCGAAAGGATTTACAATTCCTTCAAGCTCATTTTTAAGATTATTGTCATCAAACTCAACAAGTTCATCTGGCATTGTAGTCATTAATAGATTTAATACCTCATGAGCTGTTTCTTTGAATGTTCTCATTTTAAATGGAACATTTCTTTTCTTAGCTTCTTTATTTACATCAGCAACTTTTTTCTTAAACTCACCAAACTTTATAGTCCCAGATACATAATCATCTTGCATTGATTCTATAGCTTCTAATAATAAATTATAATTATCTTCGTGTTTATGTTTGGTAGGTTTCTTACTCCATAGATTCTGTTGATAATGTTGCCAACCACTACTATATGTAGCAACTTTATTATCACAAAGCTTTTCATATTGCTTTTTCATAGCTTTTGTAATATTTATCTTTGGTGTTTCTCTTTCTATTGTAAGAGTAGTATCTATGTGCTGCTCAATAGGTAAACCGCTATTTTGCCAGAAGCTGACTCTAAACAGATATTCTTCTTTAAGATTAATAACTAACGCTAAAGAATAACTTGTATTTTTCCAAGCTTTAATCTCGTTTTCATCTGTTCCAGACCAGAATGCTCCCATTGTATGATGTGAATGCCACCATACAAACTTCATATTAGGGTTATTATACTTCATACCATACTTCATCATGTATTCACTAACAGCATCACCATTAAGTTCTGTATTTGTCCCACTATTTTCTTGCTTTAGAATTTCTACATCACTTACTTTTATTCTACCATCTTCTTGTGGTACTGCTGTCATTAACCCTGATATTTCATTCTTATCTTTTTCATAAGCTATTGTAGCCCATGCTTGTAATTTATACCAGTCATCTTCTAATATGTAAAACATATCCTTAAGTTCCATTTTATATCCTTTCTGAGCTATGAGCCCACATTTTAGTTAATTCCTCTATGTCTTTAGTTAGTTCTTCTTTTGTATCATTTGATTCTTTATTGGTTATTTCAATAATTTCTTTATTTTTTAACCATTTAATTAAACCATCAGTATAATAAAAAGAAGAAAGCATTTCTTTAGTTAACTTGTATTCTTGTCCAGCTTGTTTGTCAAAGAAATAATAATACATTTTATTAAAAATAAAATCATTCATTTTTTCTTTATTGAATACACCATCATAAAAGAATCGCCAATATTGAATGTCTAGATATTTAAAGTTATTTGATATTTCTGTACTTATTGCTTTCAAATCAGACTCAGATATTGTTTCTAAATTATTAATAATATCAGTATAATATTCTGTTATCATTAAAACTATAGCTTCTAGTTTAAAACCACAATCTGAATTTAAAATATCTATTGTTTTCTTATTTTTATTATAATGAGTAGAACTATTTCTAAATTGACATTCAATATCATCGTATGATTGAACAATAAAACTAGCTCTATCTTCATCATTTAACTCTAGATTATCAACATATTTTTCTAATCTTCTTTGTGTAAATGATAACACTGATGATTGAGATTGACACGCAACATATTCTTTGCTAAATCCTTTAGGCATACCTATATGAGTCATATGAGGTTGATTATAAGGATTTGAATATTTTACATTGTAATATTGAGCCCATTCTAATAAATTAAATGCAAAACTTAAAAGGTCATCATTTTTAAGTGCTTTGTTTATATCTTCATGATATTTATCAAGACATACACTACCATATGCTGAACCTCTACCAGATATATATGGATGCAAAAGATTTAACATTGAATCAATTCTGCCATTAGCATTAAAATTACTATTATTTAATCCTAACTTTCTTCTAAGTTCAACATTAAATATTATATGCATTCTATTTAAATCTATTTTTTGAATTGATTTATCGCCATCAAACACATTTAATTGTAAATCTACTAAACTTACATCGTAATACAATTGAGGATTCCTATTTGTTACTTTGTCAAAATAAGGAACTATTAACACTTTTTTATTTGTTGCTTCATAAACTGTTTCACATTGTTTTATAATAGTATTTATAAATACTTTAACTTTTTCTTTAAAAGCTTCAATATCAACATCTTTAGAAACGCCCATTCTTTTAAGTTTATATCTTTCTATTTCCATATCTTGTGTCATTCTTTGTATATAACCAAGATAATTTATTCTGTCTCTAGTTCTATCTACTAACCTATCTAAACCATTTGTCTTTTTATGTAAATAAAGTTTATTGTATAACAACTCTTTTATTTTATCATAAGTTTTTGGTTTCCAGTTCCATTTATTTGTTACATTTATATTATCAAGACCTTCTGATTGTAAACATCTATTAATATATTCTAATTTTTCATAGAATAAATCTTGAGGTCCAGTTGCTAACATATTTACTTCTTCTTGATTCATATTATCAAGTTCTGTTAAATTACTTGCTTTAACATCAATTGCTCCATTAAAATAAGTAAATGTATTATCTGCCATTATATTCTCCTTTATTTAATCTCTTTTTAATTAAATGCGATAGACCCGCTAGATGTGTTTATAATAGCTAAAAGCATATCTACCGCATTTAAAGTTAATTAAGCGTAATAATTACGCTTGTCCGCCTACTTTATTGTTACTTGCATAAGCAACAACTTCACCCTCTGTTAGTTCATAGTCGTTATTTCTAACTGTGCCTTGAACCATTACCTTAGCATCACTAGGAATGCTTAGTTCATTTCTTAAATCACCTACTGTTTCAGATGATATGTCTTGTGAAACGAACTCACCGTTTAATAATAACTTAATAGTCATTTTAAACCCCTTTCTGTTTTATTTATTAACGTTAACTTCTTCTGCAAAATATGTTGTAAACAATCCTTCATTCCAATGGAAGATATACCCTGCTCCATATTCTGCTCTCATTTTTCTGAAAGTCTCTTTAAAAGTTGAGCTACTTTCAAAACCTTCTATAAACCTATATTGCTCTTCATATAAATTATAAAAAGCTGTAGTATCACTAGGTTTAGATTCTAATTCTATAAGTCTATTCATCATAGAATTAACAGTTCTGTTTAATACTTTGACATCTGGTTGTATGTCACCTATTTTTGATGTGTGAACTGTTATCCATATTGTTAACATTGCTAACACTGCGAATATTCTTTGATTTACTTTTCTTTGCATTATTTCTCCTTAACTTTATATTATTTTGTATCATTACATCTACTACGCTTAGTAGATAGTCATTGTACTCATCCATCTTAACCGCCTTTCTAAATTATAAGCAAGTGCTAAACACGGACTAAATATGAAAAGAAAAATCCGCTGTGGCTTCACAGTTACACAACACTTGCTTAATTTTACTAGTTTAATTCTCTAGTTTTACTTTCTATATACCTGGTATCTGTTGTAGTCATATATTCTATAACTTGGTATTTATTATTTTTCCACCAATTAGCAAATGCTAAATAATCTTGGTCAGAAAACACATCTATTACCTCTTGTTTCCCGCTTTCTTTATAAGTAAATACTAGTCTGCTTTGACTAAAATTAACAGATGCTAATTCATTTAATTTAATATTATGGTAATGAACATCATCACCACTAAACTCTATCATTATCATTAATACTCCATAAAACATTTCTATTATCATTTTGTCTCCTTGTTTTTACAATTACATTCTTTAATGTAGTGATATTCGCACTTTTTACAGTGTTTCCATTCACTCATCCATTGTTTAATAACTTCGCCTATAGTTGCCATTTAATCTCCTTTATTTATTATTTAATATATAAACTTACACTTAGCTTTTTGTATAGCTTTTCCTTGATAATTTAGTACCTAGAATACAATCATTATCTCCCACCATTCTATAATTAATAGAACCCTCAGTTTATATATAAACATACTTGCATAATGAGCGTCTAGACCTATCTCTCTTCTGCCGTGGTATGTAAGCAAGTTTATTAATTCTTTGGGGGAATCAGACTATTGCCTTATCCCCCTAGTATATTATAGTTATTTTTACAGCTGAAACCTCACTTTCTCATTGTTATCGTTTAATCATTGATTTAGTTAGTTTTTCTAATAAGTTTTCATTTTCATACTCATTTTTTATTAATTCTACAGAAGAATCAGATATTTTTACAGTTGTATGAGGATAATATCCATTTACTATATCACATAAAATAACTTGATATAATCTATCTTTTGTTAATTTTCTATATCCATTATCTTCAAAACTACTACAATCTACACAATTAACTATAAAATCTACGATATATCTTCTTCTAATAGTATCTATATCATAAGTTAATAGATTATGAATATTTTCAGTTCTAATTTTACGTTGACCAAAAGAATTATCTTTATTTAATAAATGTATATTAGTTCCGTCTATTTCAAATTCAAACAAATCTATGTTTTGTCTTAATTTAAAATAACCTTTACTTCCATTATGTTTATTAAATAGCATATATTTACCATTACTTATTTCATCCATTTAATTACCCTACCTTTCGTTTTTGTTTATAAATATATTAAAATTTTACCATACTTGGGTAACAAGGTGTATGGTAACCCCGTGGCTTATATCCTACTACGAAGGTAGAATATAAAGATTGCCTTTACGACAATACCATTTGCCATTAGCTAAACGCAAGTGCTTAGTCTTGTTACAGACTATCACTTGAGCTGTAGTATTTAAACTACCATAGCTAATAACCTTTGATACTTTCAAGGTTTTCATTATATATCTCCATTTTGTTTGCATTTGCATTATTATGTTGATATAAGCCTAAATATTTTAACACATACAAAACTGCTGTATGTATTACTTAATATAAAAAGAGTGGTTACATACATAATAGCATATAACCACTCTTCTCAAGATTTGAGTTTACTTATCAAACTGACCTAATAAATCTTCTACATCGTCAGTAAATATAGATTTATTCAAATAGATACTTGGCTTAAACTCAAATTTACATTCCTCTTTGGCGTGTAATAAGCGAGCTTGAGACGTATCTTTCGGATTAGAGGCGTATAGTTGCGTGTCACTTAAACAAGCTACAACATCTTCAAAGTTCAGAAGAGAAGCATAACGCCAATTGATGATAAAAGCACCGACTTGTGGTTTGCCGTCATCATCTAATAACAACTTTCCTCGGACTCCGTTAACATCGGGTTCACGCATTGGAATAGGTGTTACATAGGTGCTTAAGGTATCTGTTAAGCCAACAGTTTTAAATAATTCAATTAATTTCTTAATCATTTTTGTTTCCTTTTAATTAACATTTTATTAACAAAAATAACAGTCGTAAAACATCGCGAATAATGCTGTAAAAGTGAGCGATGTTTTATCTCCGTGGAAAATTCAACAAGTTACGAGTGGTAGGCACCTAATTTTCGACGGGGTAGGTTCTTTGTATATCACGCACACCCAAAATTTTTATAATTTTTCAAAAATTCAACCTAAATCGCTATTTCTCGACGGATTCTAAATAAAAATAAAAAAAAGCTTGGAAAATATATTTTTTGGGTTATTTTCTACCAGAGGTATATATATAGAGGTACTACTTAGAGGTAACCTCTATGGGTATTACTGCGGTAGTCTTCTTTTTAGACAAAGAATACATAGCTACAAGCTATCTATACGGAGGCGTTGGGTAGTTAGAGGTACTATTTAAGAAACTATTTGGAAGTATGTGTTTGTTATAGTTAAATTATAGCTGTATAATCGCAAATATTTAAAAGAATTGGAGTTTTAATGGAGGATAATCAAAAGTTTTTTCCGAAAGTCTTTGGTGGAATAAAAAATTTACTAGCAATGGCAATAAATAGCCAACATCCAGAAGCTATGGACATGTACAAGAGGTATATGGCTAGAGATAGCAAAAATAAAGGTGTTATAACTGGTGATACTAAAGGATATGTAGGTCCTACAGAGTTTGACGCTAATTTCTTTAATAAAGACGCGATTAACTTTGACAATAATGTTGAAACTGAAGAAACTGTAGATAGTAGTATTACCAATCAAAAGGAAGCATGGGAAGGCAAACTTAATGTTACAGATATAGTAGAAGATATAAGTAAAGGCAAAGATGTTACTAAAAGTTCAGGAAAATATTATGATTCTGGAAAGAAAAAATTAAGCCTTCTTGATGAATTAAGCGAAGAACACGACCTTCCTTATGAAAAAGATGACCCTGTTAATACCATGCTACAATATGCTATGATGAATAGATTTGGTGGCTTTGGCAATACTAAGCCAAATGCTTATCAAATACCTATGATGAAGACAGCCCAAAGAGGATTAGAGTATTAATGACATACGAAGAACTATTAAATAGTGTTTCTAGTTATTATGGCTCATCTCCTGAGTTACTAGAAAATTCTATGGACAGAATAGCTTATCACGAGTCAAAAGGAAAAAATGTATACCAAGAAGGTGGTGGTCCAGGAGCTGGTTTATTCCAGTATGAAAGAACATTTAAGGACGATGAAGGTGTTTATGGTCAAGCTGGAGGTATGACTGCAAGAAATAGGTTGGCAGGGTTTTTTGGAAATAATGTACCAGATTGGTTAAATCAAGAAGGAATGAATAATCCAGAAATAGGGTTTGATGCCTCTAGATTAAACCCAGAACAACAAAAGATGTTGTTTTTAGCAGATAAAAGAATGACACCTAATGTATATATGACACCAGAGAATTTAAGCAATTTAACAAATTTTTGGGCTACAAGTCACTGGAAAGGACCTGAATCTCAATACGAAGATAGAACTGCATCTTTTGACAGAGATATGGAAGACTATAATAAATTTATACAACCTATAGACGATGTATATGCAGGAAATGACAAATTAAATAGAGCTTTTCCTAAATAAATGTACACTATTGATATACACCATAAAGGTGATAAAAAACCTACGTCATATAAGATTTACAACAAAACAGAGGCAGATGACAAAGAAATTGAATACAAAGAGTGGAGAAAAGCTAACGAAGGAGATTACGCCTTATCCGATGATGAATACGTGGCTAAGGTCATCAGCAAGTCCGTATATAAGCCCACTAGCATTTATATTCGTCTTCCCTATGGTTATACTTTTTATAATCCTCGTTATAGCTCCGTTAAGCTTAATGCTTCTGGTAGGAGAGCCAATAATACAATATCTGGTAAAACTCATTGGGAGGTTTTGTCAGGTGGTCAAAAAATGAAGAATTTAGCCATGGTGTATGCACAAACCATGGATTATGACAAAACAATTAATCACGTTCTAGATAATCCTAGTGATAGTACTAAAATCATGTGGAAGAGAAGAATGAAGAAGGAGAAATTCAAAGATATGGTAAGAGATGAATTACAAAAGTTACTTCAAGAGCACGGCCTTACAGAAGCTTATACATTAGAGCTTTTAGAAGAAACTATTAAAAAAGCTAAAGATAAAGGTGATGTTACAAACCTAATGAGAGCTGTTGACAATTTGCAGGATATGCATGGAATGAAAGAAAAACATCTTGTTAAAACAGTAGAATCTTTAGAAGCTACAAGTAATGTAAAATTAATAGATGAGCTTAGAGAACAAGAAGATAAGCTTATTGCAACTAGAACTACAACTAAAGAGGAAGAGTGAGAAAAGCTAATGAAAATGAAAACCCCAAAACAGTATATAAGAGAGCAAATCGAAAAAGGACAAGATAGAAAATATAAAACTAAAAATTCTAATTATAGACCAGGTCGGGTTCCTTCAAGAAAAAAATTAATGAATGAACCAGTAAGAGTACCTGCTATAGAAGAATCATTAATGAAAGACGATAACTTAGGATAAGGAGATAATTATGCCAAAAGTAGACGGACAAAAGTATGCTTATACAGCAAAAGGTAAAGCTGCAGCTAAAAAAGCTAAAGCTAAAAAGAATAAGAAGAATAAGAAAAAGAAAACTACAATGAATGTGAGTTATTATGGCTAGAAGAGTAAGCTGGAAATGGGGTGGTAAAACATATAGTGGTACTTTAATAAGAGAAACTAAAACTCACAAATACGCTAGAACTCATAATGGCAAAGTAAAGACTATAAGGAAAAAATAATGGCAAAATCACCAGCATGGCAAAGAAAAGAAGGCAAAAACCCTAGTGGAGGATTAAATGCTAAAGGCAGAGCTTCTTATAAAGGCGGTACACTTAAAGCTCCTGTTACTCAAAAAAACCCTAAGGGCAAAGCTAAATCTAGAAGAAAAAGCTTTTGCGCTAGGATGTGCGGTATGAAACGTAGATTAACAGGAGCTAAAACAGCAAACGACCCAAATAGCAGAATTAATAAAGCTTTAAGAAAGTGGAATTGTAATTGTGGAAAAGAAAGAGCTAAAGTCTTAAGCAAAAAATAAATGGATTACGAGGATAAATATGAGCAATTACAAGCTCTTAAAAAATTACGTAACAATATGGCTTTGTTTGGAAAGCACTGCTTTCCTACTGCACTTAAAAAGACTACACCTCCATTTCACAATGAAGTGTATGCAGATTTATCAAATGATGATAAACGCAGGGTTCTTATAGCTGCACCAAGGGGTACTGCTAAATCTACAGTTACTACTCTTATATTCCCTTTATGGAAAGCAGCATTTAAATCAACAACAGATGAATTATTTATAGTTATAGTATCTGAGTCACAAGCTCAGTCTATAAACTTTCTGTCACGTATTAAATATCATTTGACACATAGTGATAGATTTAAACAAATATTTGGAGATATGGGACCTAATACAGCTAAAAGATGGACTCATACAGATATAGTGCTTGCCAATGGTACTCGTATGATAGCTGTTGGTACAGGACAAAGAGTTAGGGGTTTTATTGAAGGTGATACAAGACCTAATCTAATTATAGTAGATGACTTTGAATCAGAGTTAAATGCATATACCCCAGAAGCTAGAGCTAAGAATAGAAAGTGGATTACAGAAGCAGTTATACCTTCTTTGTCTGATGAAGGGAGAATTGCCATGATTGGCACTGTAATATCAGAAGATTGTTTTTTATGTTGGGCAAAAGAGTCAAGTGCTTGGAATGTATTATGGTTTTCTATTTGGGATGATGACGAAAAGAGTATTTGGCCAGAAAGATTTCCACGAGACAGGATATTGGCCATAAAGGATGAATTTTCATCCGTAGGGAATATTAATGGATTCTATCAAGAATACATGAATATAGCCCAATCTCCTGAAGATGCACCGTTTCAACCAGATTGGATTAAAATGCATCATTATGATTATGAAAGAATACAAGGTCAAAATTGTTTAGTTAAAAATAAAGGATTAGAGAATGAAGAAATCAAACCTGTGGAATTATATACTGGGGTTGACCCTGCAAGCTCTTTGTCTGCTAGGGCTGACTATTTTGTTATCACTACTGTGGCAATTGATTCAGATAATAATAAGTATATAGTAGATATATATAGAAATAGAATATCTCCAGCACAACAGCCTCAGATAATAATAGATACTTATAAAAAGTTTAAACCAAGAAGAATAAAGGTGGAAACTGTTGGTTATCAAGAAGCTTTAAGAACTGCTGTTAGAGAGTTGATGAGAGAAGAAAACTTATATATACCAGGCCTTGAGTCTGGTGTAAAACCTAGAAATAGTAAATCAGAAAGGTTACTATCACTTGTACCATTGTTTGCAAAGGGTACTTTTTATTTCAGACCAGAAGATATTAAAGCTCAGCAAGAGTTTTTGTCATATCCTAAAGGAAAACACGATGATATTATGGATGCGATATGGACAGCATTAGATGGTGCAAAACCTTGCAGAAGAAGTAGCTTTGAAAAATTATCTGATGAAGACTGGAGAAATAATAAGAAATCTCTTGATTGGATGACAATGTAGTGGTAAATTAGGCATATGGCATATTCTAAAAAAGAAGGTAAATCTAAAGATAACATAGTTGACGAAACACTAGATTTGTTCGACAAATATTCTAGCAAAAGAGACGTTTGGGCACAGCAAGCCAAGGAAGACAAAGAGTTTAGATTAGGCAAACAGTGGTCTAGAAGTCAAAGAGAAACATTAGAAGCTAGAGGTCAAGCTCCTATTGTTATTAATAGAATACACCCAGCAGTAGAATCAGCTAAAGCAATGTTAACTGCTAATAGACCTTCATTTAGAGCTGCTCCAAGAGAAGATTCTGATAATAAAGTAGCACAAGTTATGAGTGCTTTACTTGCTTATATGTATGATATATCAGATGGAAGAAGCGTTATTAGACAAGTAGTTGATGATTATTATGTAATGGGAGTTGGTTTTATACACGTATATCAAGACCCTATGATGGATATGGGCAAAGGTGAAGTTTGTTTTCATGATGTAGACCCATTAGATGTTTACATTGACCCTAATAGTAGACATAGATTTTGTGATGACGCAGAAAATATAATTATATCAAAATTATTTACAAAGGAACAAGCTAAAAAGCTTTGGCCTTTATATTCTAAAGCTATTGATAATGCAGCAGATAACTCTGGAAGTAGAGTAGATTGGAATGCTCCTGAAACAGGAAGAGAAGATGATGGAGAGGTTCAATTCCCAGAAGATGTAGGAAGACTTGACAATCAAAATTACATTCGTGGTTACGAAAGATATTATAAAGTTGATGTTACTGAATACAGAACATTTGAAAAATTTTCTAGAAAAGAAGAATTACTAAGCGAAGATGAGTACAAACAATATGCTAGTAGACCTGCTTGGATGATTCAAGGTCAAATAATAACAGATGAAAAAAATGCAAATAAACTATATGAACAATTATCCATGAGAAGACAGCAAATTATTGCTGCAAAAATGGAAGAATATATATATGCAGGATATTCAGATGAAGAAGCTAAACAATTATCTGAAAAAGAAATAGATGAAATAGAAGTAGATACATTGACTTTTGAAAGCTTAATAAAACAAGGTCAAATAGAAATAGTAAAGGTTACTTGTAAAAAAATTAAACAATGTGTTATAATGGGTGATACTAAGCTTTACTCAAGAATATTGCCATTAGAACATTATCCTGTTATTCCTATTTTTAATATACATACAAGAACTCCTTATCCTATGAGCGATGTTAGAGTTGTTAAACCTTTGCAAGAATATATAAATAAAACACGTTCTTTGATAATAGCTCATGCTACGACAAGTACTAATACTAAGATATTAGTACCCGAAGGGAGTGTCGACATGAAAGACTTTGAAGAAAAATGGTCACAACCAGGTGTAGCAATATCGTATGACCCAACAGATGGGGCTCCTATGCCAGTTCAACCTACTCCTCTTCCTAATGAGTTATATCAAAACGAAATAACTGCTAAGAATGATATTGACCATGCTTTAGGGTTGTATGAAATGATGCAAGGTAATTCAGCTGCAGCTCCTCAAACATACAAAGCTACTATTGCTTTAGATGAATTTGGGCAAAGAAAAATGAAATCAAAATTAGCTGATATAGAAGGCGGGTTAACAAGAGTAGGTCAAGTTGCTATACCTTTACAACAACAGCTTTATACTACTAAAAAAATATTTAGAGTAGTTCAACCAAACAACTCTATAAGCGAATATGTTATTAATAAAAAATTAGTCGATGATAAAACAGGTGAAATAGAAATTATGAACGATATAACACTTGGCAAATATGATATAATTGTTGTAAGTGGTTCTACTTTACCTTCTAGCAGATATGCTGAATTAGAGTTTTATATGGATGCATATTCAAAAGGAATTATTGACAGGCAGGAAGTTCTCAAGAAAACAGAAATTTTTGATATGGAAGGCGTAATGGAGCGTACTGATATGATTGCTAAGCTTCAAAATGCTTTAAAACAAACTCAAGAAGAGAACAAAAGACTTAAAGGAGACATGCAAACTAGAGATAGAGAAGCTGTCAATCTTAGGAAAAAAGTTGAAGTTGAGAAATTTAAAGGTGATTTAAATCAGGTTAGCTCAAAAGCTCAAGCTGCTGGAAATATCTTTGAAAAACGTCTTGACGACAATTTAGCTACTATAAAAACGCAGATAAGAGATTCTGCAAAACAATTAAGCTTACCCTCTACTGGTAGCCAAGAGGCAGCTAAAAGGAGAAAGAAATAATGACACAAGATAATATACAAGCAGATACCCCTCAGGAAAATACAAGCCCAGAATATGCTTCTTTAGAAGAAGCTATTTTTGGAGGCGATATATCTGAAGGCTCTGATAATGTTTCGAGTGCTTTTACTAGTGGAAATGAAGGAAACGTTGAAACAGCTCCAGCAGAAACTGGACAACCTGTAGTAAATGAACCTGTGCAAAATCAAC